CATCATGAAACCACTAAGCAAAACATACAAAGAACTAGGGATTGCATTCGGCTTTCCTATTGAGATCAAAAATGCCCTTGGCGACAATACTTACTACGAGAACAGCAGGGGCTACTGGTGTAAGTGGGAGTATGATGCCAATGGCAAATTGACTTACTTTGAACCCAGTGATGGCTACTGGTGTAAGTGGGAGTATGATGCCAATGGCAAATTGACTTACTCCGAGGACAGCGATGGCTTCTGGTGTAAGCGTAAGCACGACTCCAAAGGTAACCAGACTTACTTCGAGAACAGCAATGGCTACTGGTGTAAGTGGGAGTATGACTCCAAAGGTAACGTGACTTACTCCGAGGACAGCGATGGCTGCGAGCGAGGAACAACAGCCCAGTAGTGCGCATATATTATGAGTTACGAAGGTAACTGAACATTACTACCCATATATTATGACTAATAACATAAACGAACCATCACTCACGGATATCATCCTTGATTTAAAGGAGGACTTCATCTACCTGGGAAGCGAGAACATCCGGCTACAGGAGGAAAACAATCAACTCAAGCAGGCCATCGCTGCACTTAATGGCGAGCCTACTAACTCACTATGACATACCTATCACAGAATCAAATCAAGGAGTTCCGGGAGGCTAACAAGCCAGTCTCCTGTCCCATCCTGGGCATCAAGACAAAGGACTGGGTGCTGGACCACGACCACCAGACTGGAATGGTACGAGGTGTAATCTCCCGCCAAGCTAACAGTCTTCTTGGGAAGGTGGAGAACTTTTTCCTCAAGATGTGCAAGGGTCAGAAGGAAGATTTGCCAGATACCTTGGATGCAATGGCCGCTTACTTGGAGCAGGAAGTGACAGATGTCCTTCATCCAGTGGGACTTACACAACTTACAAGAAAGTTTGCAAATAGCTTGACAGCAGCCGAACAAGTATCAGAGTTAAAAGACCTAGGAGCAAGTGAAGGTGATCTTGCTTCTTGCAAAAATCAAAAGCAGCGCAAAGAGCTGTTCCGTAAACTAACCAAAAATACATATGAGTAAGGAGAATAAAACAATGAACATACAACAAAAACTACAGGGCATTCAGTCCTCTCTTAAAGCTCCCAAGGGGCAGACCAATAAGTTCGGGGGCTACCGCTACCGTTCCGCCGAGGACATCCTCACAGCCGTCAAGCCGTTGCTTGCTGAGTGGGCTTGTACTCTAGTCATCACTGACAGCATTGTTGAGGTCGGTGGTCGAGTATACGTCAAGTCAACTGCCGTTCTTGCATCAACTGAAAATGGCAATGAGAACTTCATTAATGTAGATGCCTTCGCTCGTGAGGCTGAGACAAAGAAGGGTATGGATGATGCCCAGATTACCGGCAGTGCCTCATCCTACGCTAGAAAATATGCACTGAATGGACTCTTTGCTATTGACGATACCAAAGATCCAGATGCTACTAACAACCACGGCAGCAATTTGCCTAAGCCTACAACCAAACAAGCACAGGGATTCTAAGCGAAACATTCTTTTGCGCACAAATAATATGGACTTACAAAACGAAATCACCGACATCATTTCAACCCTTCAGGAGGTAGAGCGTCACTACGACACTATCCTTGAGGAACTCAGTGACACCCTGGCAGGGGTTAAACTTGAGAACATTCTATTGCAAAAGCAGAATCAAATGCTTAGTCAAAAGATCGACGCACTAGCTAAACACTTGAGCGTCAAGCTAGAACAACCTGACACTAGAATCCGTGCTGTAAAGATGGATGACAGTGCCTCCAACAACTAATAACCACCAATAAAGAAAGAAATATTATGTCTGAATACGATAACACAAACTCCGGTACATTCTTCGTCAATGACCGTAAAGAAAAACCAAATCATCCTGACTACAGCGGGAAGATTAATGTAGAGGGTAAGGAGTACTACCTCAAGGGCTGGAAGAAGACAGCCAAGAGCGGTACTAACTTCCTGTCACTGGCACTGAACCCAGTGGATGCTGCCCCAGGCGGCGGTTCCGCAGGACCTAAAGCTGCAAGTGCGCCAACCAATGACAATACCCCATTCTAAGCGTGTCATCATTCGATAAAGTCTGGTGGGATAAATTCCGCCGGGATGAAGTTGATTCCATTCTGGAGATGACCGCTAACAAGTGCTCGGATTATACCGGAGGAGAAAGCTGCAATAACCCCTTTGCAAATTTCGACAGCTCCGCCGAGTACGGTGTTCATCCAATGACTGGAGTCTGCATTCGGATGCAGGACAAGATCCAGAGAGCGAAGGCTTTCTGTAAGGACGGTCAGCTAAAGGTTAACACCAGCGGCGACCAATCCAAGGACATATTCCGCGACCTGATTGGCTACTCATTGATAGCCATAGGGATGCTCGAAAGAGCTGAGTCAGAGTAAGTCCCTGTGCTAAGATGCTTGCCCTTCACAATCCAGTGAGGGGCAAGTAATTCTTATGACTAAAAACAATAACGACACAAACCGTAACGAAATGACTAAAATAAACGAAGCCGCCGAAGTATCCCTCTCCATCTATAACACTATTGATAGTTATAAAATGCCGGAAGGAAACCGTGTAGCTTACAAGTCCCTTGGACAAGTCCTTCGTTCTCTGGTAGAATTACTTGATAATGAACGAAACAAATCTACTGACACACACACAGCCACATAGCGTTGAGGCTGAAAGAAAATTAATTGCATCCTGCCTGTTCACAGGGGATTCATCCGTATACGATGTAGTTCGCCCAATATTAGAAGCAGAGGATTTTTACGTACAAAGATACCGCCTACTGTACGAGGCCATAGGAGCACTCTCACAGCTCAGCCAGCCAATTGATGAAGTATCTATCTCGGAGCACCTGAAGTCCGTACGTGAGCTTGACAGCGTTGGAGGCATAGCAGGTATCCTTGCTATTGTTGACGGCGTTTACAGTGAGCTTACAGCTAAGTACTACGCAAATATCGTAGCAGAGAAGGCTCGTCTCCGTGAGATTATGAGGTCCTGCCGGGTCGCCGTCGAGAATGTGGAGTCCGAGGCTCTTACCTATGACGAGATTCGCAGTACACTAGAAGCTGAGATTACTGAGCGTCCCCTGTTCAGCCAGAATAAATCTGGTATTGGTTCCTCAGCGGATGAACTACTGGATGACATCGCCAAGATGCAGTCCGGGGATTACGTTCCCGATGTAGTGAAGACTCATACCAACAATCTGGACAGTGAGCTTGGTAACCGAGGGATCGCTGCTGGTGAAGTAATGACAGTCGCGGCACCTACCTCCTGCGGTAAGTCAGCACTAGCCCTGTACATTGTGTCCCAGGCTGTAGCAAAGGACGGTCACGCCTGCGGAGTCTTCTCACTGGAGATGCCCCAGAAGCAGCTAACAAAGAGACTGACGCAAGTTATCTCAGGTGTTAACCTTCGCAGCGTTGAGGATAACATAGCCAAGCCAGAGCAGGTCAAGAGGGTTCACGAGACTATCTCTGACCTCAAGACAATGCCAGTGTACACATCTCACGCAGTCAAGAGTGCAGATGACCTGTACAGCCAGACACGGCAGTTCGTCAATAAGCACGGAGTAAAGCTACTGGTCATTGATTACTTACAGCTAATACCTTTCTCTTCCAAGATGGGTAAGGCCGAGGGCATCGCAAGTATCTCTCACAAAATTAAGCAGATGGCTATCGATCTTAATATCGCCATCATCCTACTAGCACAGGTCAACCGAGAGGGAGCCAAGAATGGCCGACTCAAACTGTATGACCTCAAGGATTCCGGGGACATCGAGAATGATGCCGACGTTGTTCTGCTTATGTACCCATCGAACGGGGATGTTGATTCGTCAAAGAGTCAAGATGCTCGTGGTGGTTATACCAGTCTAACCTACGAGATTGCTAAGAACCGTGAAGGTGAGCGTGATATCGGAGGTACGTTTAAATTCTATCACTGCACAGGGAGGTTCGGATAATGACAGAAGAACAAGTAGCGCAATATATAATGACAGCTTTTCCTGGAATGAATAAGCTGATCAAAGCCGAGGACGAGTTCAGTCCTTTTGATTACCAGAGTATTGATTACCTAGTCGAGATCAAGGTACGCCGAAAGGCATACGATCCCTGGATCATTGAGCAACTAAAGCTTGATACTAATATTGGAATAGCTGAGTCAATGAAGAAGGACTTCCTTTACGTGACTGGATACCAGCACCTGCTGTACGTGTGGAATATCTCTAAGCTAATTCGGGATGACTATGACTTCGGTTTCGAGGCTCGTGAGATGCCTTGGACTACGGACTTTGAGGCAGTACAGATAATAACCAAGCGTACCGGTTACCTATACAATCGCAGCGCACACACCATCAATACACAAGACCTATGATAGCTACAGAAGAATCAAAAGATATAACGGTAAACGGAATCAACGTAACCTGTGGATTGGATGGGAGTATACATATACATAGCGACCGTAGTAGGGGGAAAAAACTTGGGAGCATTAATACTGGAGGATACCTGCAAACATTAATAGGTCTTGATTACTTCCGAGTTCACGACTTAGTGGCGATGGCTTTCATTGGACCGAAGCCAAAGAACTATGACGTTGATCATATCAATGGAAATAAGTTAGACAACTCACCCTCCAACCTTAGGTATGTCACTCGATCACAGAACCTCCGAGGATACCAGAAGGTTCGTGGCAAATCGAAATACAGGGGAGTAACGTCATCCTCGGACAGGGCTAAATTTCGTGTCTATGTGGGACTGGGCAAGGGGGCAGGTAACAAGAAGAAATACCTTGGCTCATTTACTGACGAGAAGGAGGCCGCTATTGCCCGTGATAAATTCTGCTACGAGGTTATGAATTACCCGCTAGAAGGTTTAAATTT